TTCGCACACGGGTAATTCGCACCCTGTTTTGTGCGATTTTTTTGGATTTTAGAAATTCGCAGGGTTGTGGTTGTTGTTGTCTTCTAGGGGCGCACCGTGGTTGATGTCACCGATCACCTAAAGGAAGAAGATTGGGTAGGCCTCAAGGATCGCCTCGCAAAGCATCCGCTTCCTGACAATGATAGTGATATCGATCTCAATATGTCAGAATTGGCGACTGTTTTTGGCGTTTCAACAAACACTGTAAAGTCGTGGCTTACTCAATCGGACGACCCGATGCCCTGCGTTGTTAAAGGTGCCAATGGTCGGGAGTATGTTTTGCGTCTGTCATGGTGCTTTGCGTGGCGGAAACATCAAGAGGCGCAGAAAAAAAATCGCGACATGGGATTGGCCCGTTTGCAAGGCACTCTTTTTGGAGACGTGAAGGTCGTTTCCGATGAGGCTTTAACGCCTAAGCAGGTACGTGAGGTATCTGAGGCTCGTATGAAACACGCGCAAGCGGCAAAGATGCTCGGGACGCTGACAGAAATTGAAGGGGTCTATGAACTTTTTGCGAAGGTGTTTGAGATGTTTCGCAATGGCGCAATGGGAATGTCAGACCGTTTGGAGCGTGAACTCAGTTTGACTCCTGCGCAGGCGCGCCAGGTTGATCGTGCAATGGAAGAATTACTTGGGTCTCTGATTGAGAGTATTTCTGACGACGTGATCGGAAAAGACTTTGAGGGAAACCTTGAAATGAGCACACAGTTGGTGAACGAAACATGAGCCACGCGCGCCATGAGTTTGATCCTTTGCCGCCATATCGCGATCCACGCGATGCGCTCTTAAAAGCGCTGCCATCTTTGGCGCCGCCTCTCAAAGTCTCTGTTGTTGAGGCTGCAGAAAAATTCATGCGCGTTAAGATCAATAACGCTTGGTCGAAGTTTCGGCGTGAAACTGTTCCGTACATGATCGAGCCAATGAACATGGCCACATCGCGTGACTACCGTGCGATGATTTTCGCCGGTCCATCGCGTTCGGGAAAAACCATGCTGCTGAATGCGATTTGGTCGCACGCCATCACCTGCGACCCTGCGCGCATTGGGTTTTATCTCGATGAACGCGCCACTCGTGACAGCTATCAAATGAACACGTTTTCTCCGATCGTGCGCAATTCTCCTGACTTGGCGGCCAAACGCGCAACAGGTCGGGGGTCTGACACCATTGACAGCAAGTTGTTCATCGGGGGAACTCACATCACGCTCGATGTGGTAAGCGGGTCGCGCCTGCAAGAGCGCACGTTGGACAAAGCGCTCGGCACTGAGTTTGATCAATATGGTCCCGACGTGGATGGTGAGGGCGAGCCGCTGAACTTGATGCTGGCGCGAACCTATATGGCGGGTTCTCGTGGATTGACGGCTGTCGAAAGCTCGCCGCGCGCGCCGATCTTAGATGAAAGCGAAGTAAGCGCAGATCCTCACACGGCTCCAAAGGTCGCGTATGGGGTGTTTTCTCACTTTCCGAACACAACACGGGGGCGTCTTTATTGGCCGTGCCCATGCTGTGGGTCAATGTTTGTGCCGAATTATGACATGCTCATTGTTCCAAATAGCGATGACGACAAAGAAGCTGGCCAAGCGGCAAAAATGCAATGCCCACATTGCCGCGATTTAATTTCGCCGGATTTGAAACTTGAGATGCTTGCCGCCTCGCAGTGGCTACACATTGGCGTCGAAGGGAAGGCAGTTTCTCTTCAAAGCGGGAATGTAATCGACACGGATATGCTTGGTTACTGGCTTGATGGAACTCAGGCGGCATTCATGCCGTGGGCAGATATCGTTGTGAAAATGCGCCAAGCTGAACGTCAGTACAAAAGTACAGGTGACGAAAGCCAACTTCGGTCTGTGGTCAACACGCGCATTGGATTGCCCTATCGTCCGCGTTCAGGTGGTGGTGGCGACATTTCAATTGAAGATTTGCGCAAAAAGGCTGAGGCAACACCGTCAACCAAAAAGGTGGCGCCAAGCTGGACCGCGTTTATCGTGATCTCGGTTGATACGCAGGGGACTTATTTTAGCGTTGGGGTGACAGCCTTCGGTCTGGATGGTCGTCGCCAGCCCATCGATCGATTTGACCTGAAGAACCCACCAAATGGCCCCGATGGTCCGATTGATCGCGTTTTGCGTCCGGGCATTTTCGCAGACGATTGGGAGGTTCTTGACGATCTGGAAAACATGCGTTGGACGGTTGAGGGAGGAGAATGGGAGCTTGGTGCCGTTGCCGCAACGGTCGACATGCAGGGCGAGAAGGCAACAACCGACCACGCGTATAAGTTTCTGCGTCGCCGTCGCAAGGCGGGCAAAGGTACTTTCTGGCATCTGTCGCGTGGGCGTGGTGGCAAAAAGCGCGAGTACCGTGATCGTGTGTGGCAGGCTTCGCCTGAAACTGTCTCAGGTAAAAACAAAAATCGCCGCGTTGCCAAAGACATCGTGATTTTGAACATGGCGACAGATCGTCTGAAGGACTCGGTGTCGGCAGGTCTTGTCATGCCAGAGGAAGGGCCAAACTATTGCGCCGTTCCAGACTGGATGACGAACGACGAATTGATCGAGTTCACTGCAGAGCGCCGCGACAATGATGGGGTTTGGTCAAAACGACCAGGCTTTGTGCGCAATGAAAGCCTCGATCATCTCGTGCAGGCACAAGCAACATTTATCATCATCGGCGGCGAACGCTTAAAGCCTGATGATCCGCCTGATTGGGCGCGGCTGGACCTTTCAAATGTCTTCGCACGTTTCGTGGGAGAAATCGAAGACGCGCCTGCAGAACCAGAACAAGCGCCCGAAGTGGCGGAGTGGATTCCTACAAGGGATAATTGGCTATGAGTGCAACAGCAGACCAATTGGCGATGCTCAAAGAAAACTACGGCAAGGGCGTTTTGAGCCTCGAGCAGGGTGGGGAAAAAGTGACCTTCGCGTCGGGCGATGAAATGCGTCGGCGAATTCGCGATTTGGAAGGTCAGGTGGCTGCTGAGAGCGGTCCATCCAGCGCAAACGATGGGGTGAGCTACCCATCTTTCGATAAAGGTTTTTAGAGCGTGACACTTCACTGGACAGACAAAGCGCTTGCGGTCGTTGCACCTCAAGCGGCCATGAAGCGTGTTTCGGCGCGTGTTGCGTTGCGCAGTATGTCAGCGCACTACGATGCGGCCAGCGCAGGCGGGCGCACGGGGTCTTGGCGTAAATCTCGCGACGATGCGAATGCAGCTGGTCGCCAACGCGCGCGTCTCTCGTTTATCTCGCGTGACATGGTGCGCAACAACCCGACAGCGGTTGGCGTCGTGATGACTATTGTGGCTCATGTGATCGGAAAAGGGATCACGCCAAAGCTCGAAGGAATCGAAGATAGTGATCTTGCGAAAGAGGGTAAGGCGCTCCTCGCAGAACATCTCAAATCAACTGCGATTGATCGACGTGGACGTGAAACGCTTGGTGGCCTTCAGCGCTTGATGAAAGCCGCAATCGTGACGGACGGTGAGGTTCTGGTGATAATTCATCCCGCTGCAAACGGGACGTATCCTCAAATTGAAGTCCTGGAAATCGACCACCTCGACGCAAGTGTCCACCGCGCAGACATTGCGGGTGGCTATGTGCAGGATGGGATCGAATATGATGCCGCAGGCAACCGTGTGGCTTACTACATCTTTGATGAGCATCCGGGCGCGCAAGGTTGGTTCAATTGGAAGAAGGGTACGCAGTCACGCCGCGTTCCTGCTCGATTTGTGTATCACGGTTTTCGTCAGGATCGACCTGGACAAGAGCGAGGCGTATCATGGTTTGCGCCCGTCGCAGTGCCTTTGCAAGATTTGGCTGACTATGAAGATGCGCAGCTACTTCGTCAAAAGATCGCAGCATGTTTCACAGTGTTTCGACACACAGAAAATTCCGCGAAGTCGGCACCTGCGAAGCTTTCACCCGGTGCCATTATAGATGTGAACGGTCCAGAAGCCTATGAGTTTGCCAGTCCGCCCGGCGTGGATGGGTATGACGAATTCACGCGCGGCCAGTTGCGGCGCATCGCTAAGGGTGTGGGTATCACCTATGAGGCTTGTTCTGGCGACTTGAGCAACGTCAATTTTTCTTCGGCCAAAATGGGTCGCATGGAGATGGATCGCAATGTCGAAGCGTGGCAGTGGCTTTTGATGATCGGCCAAATTCTTGAGCCGTTGGGCCGTGAGTTTCTCAAGGCTTGGGCGCTTGATCCACGGTTTCATAACCGTGTCCCTGAGATTCTTGAGGCCAAGGTCGATTGGGTTCCGCCTGCGCGCATTTTGATCGACCCCGCTAAAGAATTGAAGCCGTTGATTGAAGAGGTCCGCGCCGGTCTCAACAGCCGTCAGCGTGCCATCACATCACTTGGTCGTGACCCTGATCAAATCCGCGAAGAGCAGGTCGAAGACAAAGTCGAAGCTGACGCTGACAATCTGATCTACGACAGCGATGGACGGTACCACGCAAAACCCGCCCCACCAGTGGCCGGAACACAACACGAGGATCAATGAAATGAATGAACTCTATCTCTATGGAACGGTGGGGCAAGACTTTTGGGGTGAGGAATGCATCACGGCGTCTAGCGTGGTCGAGTCTTTGAGCGAGATGGAAGGGGATCTTACGATCTACCTGAACTCGCCGGGCGGTTTGGTGCACGAAGGTACAACAATTTACAACGTTTTGCGCGACTACGACGGGCACAAGCGCGTGGTCATTCAAGGCCTTGCAGGCTCAATTGCGAGCGTCATTGCTTTGGCGGGTGATGACATCGTCATGGGCGACGGGGCTATGATGATGGTCCACGATCCCGCGACGTGGTGGATTGAGGGCCGTGGGACAGAGGAAGACCATCTTCAAGTAGCTCGCTCACTTGCGAAGGCCGCAACGAACATGGCCAAGCTTTACGCGCGCCAAACGGGGCTACCCATTGATGACGTGCGCGAAATCATGAAAGCCGAAACATGGATGGACGGCGAAGAGGCCTTGGAAAAAGGCTTTGTGACGGAATTGGCTCAAGACCCTGAGACGGAACTTGAAGCCGCCGCATTCGACTATTCCATGTATCGCCACGCCCCAGCTGCTCTCACTGCGAGTGGCCAACGTTTCAAATCTCAAATTACGCAACCGGCCTTGGTGGCCATGATTGCGGGTGTTCCCGTGCAACAAAGGAGCCAGACCATGGCAAAAACCGACAAAA